GGCATCTCCAACTCTGAGCGACTTTTGAGGTTTTGGGACGATGAAAAAGGGCGGATGGAAAAAAAGAATACAGTCTGCCTGCGAGGAGGCCGGAACCTACAAGCCGTATTTCGACAGTGTGATCGATACGCTGGCGGGGATCCTCGAGAAGCGGGACGCAGCCGAGGCTGTCTACAAGGCTACCGGATCTCAGCCGATCGTGGAGCACACGAACCAGGGCGGCGCGACCAATGCGCAACAGAACCCTGTGCTGCGCCTGATCAACGACCTGAACCGCGACGCGCTCGCATACTGGCGCGATCTTGGTCTTACTCCGTCCGGACTCCGCAAGATCAACGACGCGGCTATGAAGGAGGCCAGAAAGGAGAGCGCCCTGGAAAAGGCGCTGAAGAGTCTTGGCGGCTAAACCATATTGGAAGGATGTACGGGACTATGTAGACAGCATCCTCTCCGGGAAGAAGGTGGCCTGCCCGGAGCTGAAGCAGGCGGTGGAGCGGTTCGAACGCGACCTGAAGAACCCGGAATACGATCTCGACCATGCCGGACCGACATTCGTGATCGGGATAATTGAGAAGACCATCTGCCACCAGCAGGGCGAGCGTCTGGACGGAACGCCTCTGCGGGATCAGCCTTTTCTTCTGGAGCCCTTCCACAAATTCATCGTCTATAACCTCCTGGGCTTCAAGCTGCACGGCACAAACATCGTGAGGTTCCATGAGGCGCTGATCTACATCCCCAGAAAAAACATAAAGACCAGCTTCGCCGCGTCTCTGTCGTGGGCACTGTCCATCTGGTACAGGCGGAGCGGGGCGAAGACCTATGTCACCTCTGCGGCCCTGAAGCAGTCCCTGGAGTCGTTCAACTTCCTCACCTACAATGTCCGGCACATGGGCGAGGATGACAAGAGCGGCGGCCATGTTCATATCATCGACAACAACAACGAACACAGCCTCAACTGTGAGCTGGCGGACGGATCCTTCTACATCCAGGCGCTGGCCGCGAATCCGGACACACAGGACTCCCTGAACTGTAACATCGCGATCGCGGACGAGATCCATGCGTACAAGCAGCCGAAGCAGTACAACCTGTTCAAGGAGGCTATGAAAGCGTACACGAACAAGCTGCTGATCGGCATCAGTACCGCCGGCGACAATGAGCAGGGATTCCTGGGACAGAGGCTGAAGTACTGTCGGAAGGTCCTAGACGGCACCATCAAAGACGAGCAGTATTTCATCTTCATGTGCTGCGCGCCGAAGGACGAGAACGGCGAGGTCGACTATCTGAACCCGGTCGTGCATGAGATGGCGAATCCGGCATACGGCGTCAGCATCCGCCCGGAGGAGCTCATGCAGGACGCGCTGCAGGCCAAACACGACCCGCAGCAGAGGAAGGACTTCTTCGCGAAGAGCCTGAACGTGTACACGACGGCGATCAAAGCTTATTTCGACATCGAGGTCTTCCGAGCCTCTGATGGTCAGTTCACATGGAGTCTCGAGGAGCTGGCGAAGCTCCCGATCGACTGGTACGGCGGCGCGGACCTTTCGAAGATCAACGACCTGACGGCTGCCTGCCTGTATGGATCCTACGACGGCACGGACATCATCATCCCGCATGCTTTCTTCCCGGTCACGGAAGCGGCCAGGAAGCAGGACGAGGACGGCATCCCTCTGTACCAGTGGGTCGATGAGGGCTGGCTGACCATGTGTAACGCGCCGACGATCGTGATGCAGGACGTCGTCAACTGGTTCATCAAAATGCGCGATATGGGCTTCAAGATCCGGCAGGTCGGGCACGATAGAAAATTCGCAGGCGAGGAATACTTCCCGCTGATGAAAAAGGCGAGGTTCTCCATCATCGATCAGCCGCAGCTGTACTACCTCAAATCGCAAGGATTCAAGCATATAGAAAAGGCCGCCTTGAACGGGCGGCTTTATTACTGCCATTCATCGGCCTACGAGTACTGCGTCGAGAACATCAAAGCGCAGCAGGGCGTGGACGATGCAATCATGTTCGAGAAGATCAGCCCGCAGCACAGGATCGATCTTTTCGACGCGTCGGTATTCGCATGCATTCGAATGATCAAAGCACAGGAGAAGCGCAAGAAGGCTCAGGCATGGTTTGGAGAGTGACACATGAGTAAGAGAAGAATGAAAAAGAGAGCGACGACGGTGAACACGAAGGATCCGACGCTCGCGCTGTGGCTGGGCGGCGGTGACATCAATGTCTCCGGCTATACGCGCCTCGACCAGAATCCGGAGGTCCTCGCAGCCATGCGGAAGATCGCGGAGCTGATTGCGTCCTGCACGATCCATCTGATGAACAACACCGCGGATGGAGATGTGCGGATCACGAATGAGCTCAGCAGGCTTGTGGACATAAACCCGATGCCCAACATGACCAGGTCGACCTGGATGGAGGGGATCGTGGAGAACATGCTGGTCCGTGGCCGTGGCAATGCGATCGTGGTGCCGCATACCTATCAGGGATACATCCAGAGCCTTGAGCCCATCGCCGCCAGCCGTGTCCAGTTCCTTCCGGACCCTGGGAGCTACCGGGACTACAAGGTGCTGATCGACGGCCAGGCGAGGGATCCCTCGAACCTGCTCCACTTCGTGTACAACCCGGACGAGACTTTCCTGTGGAAGGGCTGCGGCGTTACAGCGGCGCTGAAGGACATTGTGACGAACCTCCGGCAGGCTACGCGGACCGAGAAGGCATTCATGGCCAGCGAGTACAAGCCCAGCATCATCGTCAAAGTTGATGCACTTGTGGATGAGTTCTCCAGTCCTGAGGGCCGGCAGAAGCTGATCGACAGCTATGTCAAGCCGTCGACGCCCGGAGAGCCGTGGATCATCCCGGCGGAGCAGTTCTCCGTCGAACAGGTCAAACCGCTGACGCTGAGCGATCTGGCCATCTCCGACACGGTGCAGCTGGATAAGCGGACGGTCGCGGCGCTCTTCGGAGTCCCGCCCTATGTGGTAGGCGTCGGCGAGTATAAGCGTGACGAATATAACGCCTTCATCCAGGGCAAGATCATGACGCTAGCCAAGGCGATCAGCCAGGAGCTGACGAAGAAGATGCTGATCAATCCCGCTTGGTACTGGCGGCTGAATGTCTGGAGCCTCATCGACTACGATCTCCAGACGACCAGCAACGTGCTTCTTGCCGGCGCGGATCGCGGCTTCGTCTGCGGCGACGAGTGGAGAGACCGCCTGCACCTTGCTCCGGCAGGACTGAAGGAGTTCAAGGTCCTGGAGAATTACATTCCATATGATCTGAGCGGGAACCAGAAGAAGCTGGTCCCGGGTGACTCATGACCGCGCTGCTCTGTCCGCTTGCATACCGGGCGGACACATTCGGCGGGAAGATCTACTGCAAAAGGTCGGGCATCGTCTGCGCGCATCAGTTCTGGTGCGACATGTCATGCGAATACAAACACCATCCGGAGGCGGCAACGTGTCCGGGAAAGGAGGACGATGATGGACAGGAAACAGAAAACGGTGACTAAGGCATAGGACCTTTATCACGGCGCAGATCGGGTTGCAAACCGACGAGGGAGCAGTTGACCGCGGCTCCCCTCTGCGTCTCATATAACACAGCGGTCAAAGAAAGGCGGTCAAAATGGTAAAAGTAACAAAAGATTTAACAGGTAAACGATTTGGACAGCTGACGGTACTGCAACAGGATACCGCCGCGGAAAGCAGGTATTCCTACTGGATTTGCAGATGCGACTGCGGAAACACGAAGAGCATCCGAGGGTCGTCTCTGACGAGCGGAAAGCAGATCAGCTGCGGATGCATTCAGCATGAGCGGCTTAATCTTGGGAGGATAGCAGTTACCAAACACGGCGGCACGAGGACTCGGTTGTACAGAATATACCGGGGAATCATTGACAGAACCGAGTACCCAAGTTCTCGAGAGTATAAACGATACGGAGCAAGAGGAATCAAAATGTGCGCTGAGTGGCGCTCCGATTTTTCTCTTTTTCGTGACTGGGCTCTATCGCACGGGTATCAAGACAATCTGTCGATTGATCGAATCGACAACGACTGCGGTTATGAGCCAAGTAACTGCAGGTGGGCGAATAGCGTAGAACAAGCACAAAACCGCAGGCCCAGAAAGAAAATCACGATCAAAACGGAGGGACAATCATGAGAGACGAAAGACAGACCCGGAGCATCCCGGTTGATTACAAGATGCGATCAGAAGATGGCGATCCCGTTATTGAGGGATATTTCGCAGTCTATAACTCAGTGTATGAAATAGCGCCCGGTATGAGCGAATCAATCGCTCCGGGCGCTTTTCAGAATAGCCTCAGTGGCGATATACGGATGCTAATCAACCATGACACAGCGATGGTCGTAGGGAGAACTACGGCACACACACTGGAACTTCGCGACGATTCACACGGCCTGTGGGCAAGCGCGGCTGTCAATCCGAAAGACAGCGCCGCTATGGATGCACATGCTCGTGTGGAGCGCGGAGACGTGTCGCAGGCTTCCATCGGCTTCGAGATCATCAAAGAGGATACCGAAATCCGCGATGATGGATCTATTCATTGGACGATTAGAGACGCTGTATTGCACGAGGTATCAATATGTACGTTTCCAGCGTACAAGGAAACCAACATCTCCGCCAGAACTGCCCAGCGCGATGAGCTTCAGAAGCGCGAGCTGCAGGCATGGCGAGAGAAGACAAAAAGGAGGCTTAAAAATGGCACTGAAAGCCCTGATGATCCGGAAGCGTCTGAATGACGCCCGGAAGTCCCTCGACGCACTGAGGGCGAAGGACGCGGAGTTTGAGACCCGCGAGGCCGAGCTCACCAAGGCTATCGACGAGGCGGAGACCGAGGAAGAGCGGTCCGCCGTCGAGGCTGAGATCGACCAGTACGAGGCCGACAAGGCCGCACACACCGAAGAGGCCGCTGGCCTCGAGAGAACGATCAGCGATCTGGAAGGTCAGCTGACTGAAGTTGAGAAAGAGCAGGATACGACTCCCGCTCCCGCGCCGGCAGCCCCGGCAGAAAGGAAAGGTAACACAAACATGATCCGTCGTGATTTCTTCGGCATGAGCGTAGCCGAGCGTGAAGCATTCGTCGCAAGAGAAGATGTGCAGAGCTTCCTGACCGAGGTTCGCACCTGCATCAGAGAGCAGCGCGCCATTACCAACGCTGGCCTGCTGATCCCTAGGGTTCTCCTGGGCCTGCTCCGTGAGAACATCGCAGAGTTCTCCAAGCTGTATAAGCATGCCAACGTTCGCCCGGTCCCCGGCACTGGCCGCATGGTCATTGAGGGAGCGATCCCGGAGGCAGTGTGGACTGAGATGTGCGCGAACCTCAACGAGCTCAATCTGTCCTTCGGCCAGGTCGAGGTTGACGGCTACAAGGTCGGCGGCTACTTCCGGATCTGCAACGCGACCCTGGAAGACAGCGACGTCGATCTGACCGCTGAGCTCCTGACCGTCCTTGGCCAGGCTATCGGCTTCGCGCTCGACAAGGCGATCCTTTTCGGCACCGGTACCAAGATGCCCGTCGGTATCCTGACCGCCCTCAAGGCTGTCACCGACACGCCAAACATCGTCACTCACGCGGCCTCCGTCGTGGACAAGGCCCTGATGAAGGCACTCATCAAGGACTCCGGTCTCACTTCCAGCAAGTACAGCCGTGGCGAGAAGGTGTGGGTCATGAACGAGAAGACTCACAGCGAGGTTATGGCCAACAGCCTCGAGGTCAACTCCGCAGGTGCTCTGGTCGCCGGTGTGAACGGCACGATGCCCGTGGTCGGCGGTGCGGTTGAGGTTCTCAACTTCATCCCGGACAACATCATCATCACCGGCTATATGGACCTGTACCTCCTGGCTGAGCGTGCCGGGACCGAGCTCAGCACCAGTGAGCACGCGTTCTGGGTCGCGGATCAGACCGGCTTCAAGGGCACTGCCCGCTATGATGGCAAGGTCCTCGACGCGAATGCGTTCGCTGCGATCGGTATCAATGGCGCGAACCCTGCGACCGCGACCGTGACCTTCGCGTCTGACACGGCCAACGCCTGAGAGGAGTGATCTGAATGTCTGAGCTGCTGAGCATGTTGAAGATCGATCTCGGCATCACGACAGAAGCATACGACGAGCGGCTCGGACAGTATCTCACCGCCGCAAAAAAGCAGATCGAGAGGGAGGGCGTCACGGCGCTCGACCTCTCCTCTGCTGAGGACCAGCAGCTGCTTGTCATGTATGCCGCGTGGATGTGGCGCAGGCGTGATTCCATGGAGGGCATGCCCCGCATGATCCGCTACGCGCTCAATAACCGGGTTTTCTCGGCGAAGATTCAGGGAGAATGATAGATGGATGCAGTGATCACTCTTGTCGGGACAACTAAATACAAGAACTCGTATGGGGTGATCATCGAAGCGCCGACGACGCGGGACGTGTTCGCGATCAAACGCGACATTACCCGCGCGGAGTACTTCGGAGCCGGTCGCAACGGCCTCAATCCGGAATTCATGGTCACCGTCTTCCATGGTGACTACAACGGCGAACGAACTGCCCAGTACAACGGACAGCAATATTCCATCTACCGGTCCTTCCGTCCGGAGGGCAGTGACTATGTCGAGCTGTACCTGGAGCGGCGAGGCGGCACGAATCTCGCTGACCAGGCGGCCCGAGAGGAGCTGGTCAACGAGGACATGTACGCGATCACCGATGAGGAAGGGACCGTCCTGGATGTAGGGAGGGCTTCCGATGGCTAAGAAGGTAGGAGCAGAGGGCCTCGCTGCGGAACTGGAGCGGATCCTGGCGAAGTACCAGGACAAGGTCGTGGAGAACACGGACAACATCATCAAAGATGTCGCCAAGCAGGGTCAGAAAGCGCTGCGGCAGGAAACGACCGCGCAGGGAATCGGCCACGGCAAATACGCTGCCGGGTGGAAGACGCAGGGAGACACTTCCGGCTTTTACTTCAGCGCTGTTCTGTACAATGACCGGCCCGGCCTGCCTCACCTCATCGAGAACCCGCACATGCTGCGGAACGGAAAGCGGTCGAAGGCGCGGGTCCACATCGCTCCCATCGAGAAGCAGATCAACGAATTCCTGGAAAACGAGTTAAGGAGGAAGCTGTGACCTATCAGGAAATCAATACCATGACAGAGGAGCTGCTGATCCCTTCCGCGTACTGGGAGTTCAATGATCAGACAGAGATGGCTCCGCCTTTTTCCGTGTTCTACTTCCCGCAGGACAACGACTTCCTGGCAGACAACAAGAACTACCAGATCATCTCGAATCTTGTTTGGGAGATATACACGGACTATAAGGACTTCACACTGGAAGCGGAGGCGGAAAAGATACTGACAAACCATGGACTTGTGTGGGCGAAGTCGGAGGAATACGACGACAGCCAGCGCCTCCACATGACCAGATACACGTGTGATGTAGTAATCACGGAGGATAAGACATGAGTGAGAACAAGGTAAAATTCGGCCTCAAGAATGTGCACGTGGCGATCGCGACCATCGCTGCCGACAATACGGCCACGTATGACACTCCGTTTGCCTTCCCCGGTGCGGTCAGCCTGAGCATGGACCCGCAGGGTGAGACGACCACCTTCCGGGCTGATAATATCGACTACTGGGTGGGCCAGTCGAACCACGGATACGAGGGCGATCTGGAAATGGCAAGGTTCATCGACAAGTTCAAGACGGACATCCTCAAGATGTACGCCGATAAGAAGGGCGTCCTGGTTGAGACGGTCGAACCAGATGCGGTGCACTTCGCGCTGCTGTTCGAATTCGACGGCGATCAGAAGGCGACCAGGCACGTGCTGTACAACTGCACCTGCGGGCGTCCGTCCGTCGGCAGCTCCACGACCGAGGATAATGTCGAGCCTCAGACCGAGAGCGCGACGGTCACTGCCGGTACGATCCATCTTGCGGCCCTCAATAAGGACGCGGTCAAGGCTGAAACGACCGCAGAAACGGACCAGACGGCTTATGACAACTGGTATACGGAAGTCTATATTCCGACTGCGAAAACCGCCTAAGCAAGGAGAATAAAAGCATGACTGATATCATCAAGATCGGCTCTGTGGATGTGGGGATGAGTGCTACGGCCTCGTCCCCTATTCGTTATAGGAGCATTTTCAGCAGGGACTTTTTCCGTGAGACGACCAAACCTGATCCGGATCCGTATCTGTATGTCGAGATGGGCTATGTGATGCACATGGCTTATGAAGGCGAGATGGCGTCCGCATCGTATGAGGGTTTCGTCGAGTGGCTTGACGGCTTCGCGCCGATGGACATGATCGATGCAGTTCCGGCCATCGCGGAGCTGTGGCAGGCATCTGAGAAGAGGACCAGCGCGGCAAAAAAAAAGAACGGATGACTGAGAGGCCGTACACAACGGCCCTCTATCTTCTCCGATGCATCCAGCTGGGCCTGCACATGGACGATCTTGATCAGCTCACTTACGGCATGGTTGTGGATATCATGACCGAGCAGACCAACGACAGCCATAAATACAGGCAGCTGGCTACGCAGGAGGACTTCGACAGATTCTAAAGGAGGTGACACCATATGGCCGGTGAGATTAAGGGCATCACCATTGAGATCGCGGCTGATGTTACCCAGTTCGAGAAAGAAATAAAGGGCTTAAACAAATCTGTCCGCGACGCGCAGAAGGACCTGTACAAGGTCAACAAGCTCCTGAAGCTGGATCCAAAGAACACGGAGATGCTCCGGCAGAAGCAGGAGCTGCTCTCCAAATCGATCGAGGGCGTCAAGAAGAGGCTGGAGCTCGAGAAGCAGGAACTGGAGAAGCTCAAGAGCGCGGATCAGACGCCTGAAGTCAAGGCGCGAATGGAGAAGCTCGAGCGCCAGATCGTCTCCGATCAGGCCTCTCTAGAGAAGCTGCAGAAGGAGTTTAAGGACTTCGGCTCCGTAGGCATCCAGCAGATCAAAGCCGTCGGGCAGGAGATGCAGGAGGCCGGGAAGAAGATTTCCGACATCGGTCAGAAGCTGGCGCCGGTATCTGCTGCAGCTGCGGCTGTAGGCGGTTCCCTCATGAAGCTGGGCTATGATGCCGTCACCAATGCGGACGACCTCAACACTCTCGCCAAGCAGACCGGGCTGACGACCGATGAGATCCAGAAGATGAAGTACGCTTCGGATCTGATCGATGTCAGTTTCGATGACATTGCCGGAGCGCTCCGGAAGATGAAGGGCAACCTTGACGGGCATCCGGAGACCTGGGAGCGTCTGGGCGTCAGCGTGACCAATGCGGACGGATCGATGCGAGAGGTCAACGACATCTTCCGGGATGTCATCAAAGCGCTCTCCAAGGTCGAGAACGGGACCGAGCGCGACCAGTTGGCCATGGACATCTTCGGCAAGAGTGCTGACAGCCTGGCCGGTGTCATCGATGACGGCGGGGCATCCCTGGACGACTTCGGCAAGAAGGCGGAGGAGGCAGGATACATCCTGTCCCAGGATACGCTGGATTCGCTCAATGAGACCAACGACATGATCGATGAGCTGAAGGCCAACTTCAGCGCGACCGCCGGAGCGATCGGAGCAGATGTCGCTACGGCTATCGCTCCTGCACTGGAGATCATCTCGGAAAAGGCCCAGGCAGTGACGTCCGCACTGAGAGAGCTGTCCCCGGAGCAGACGGCAGTCATCCTCGCCATTGTGGGCGTGGTCGGCGTCCTGTCTCCGGTCATCATCGTGATCGGACAGCTGATCACTGCCATCGGAGCGATCGCGACAGCAGCCGCACCTGTCATAGCCGCTATCGGAGCATTTGCCGCTGCATTCGGCGGGCCGGTGTTGGCGATCGGAGTCGCGATCGGAGCATTCGCGCTGTTTCTGAAGAATTACAAGAAGATTGAGGAAAAGACGAACGAACTGGTCGGCAAGCTTGCTGCCGGCTGGGAGAACATCAAGGCATCCGTCTCCGGGAAGGTCGATGCGCTGAAAGCAGCCGTCTCCCAGAAGTGGGAAGCACTGAAGGCGAGCGTTTCCAATACGGTCGAGACCCTGAAGGCGACCGTGATCAATAAGTGGGAGGCTCTGAAGACCGGCGTGAACAACAAGGTCGAGAGCCTGAAGTCTACGGTCAGCAACAAATTCAACGCCCTGAAGACAGCGATCACGAAGCCGATCGAGACAGCGAAGAACACGATTCAGAATGCCATGGGCAAGATCAAGAGTGCGGTCAACAACTGCAAGCTGAGCCTGCCCCGATTCAAGCTGCCGCACTTCTCCGTATCTGGCGGCGTTCCGCCTTACGGACTGGGCGGCATGGGCGTCAAGCCTTCGTTCTCGGTCTCCTGGTATAAAAAAGCTTATCAGGATCCTGTCATCTTCACGCGGCCTACGGTCCTGCCTACGGTCGGCGGCCTAAAGGGATTTGGCGATGGCTCCGGAGCTGAGATCGTCATGAGCCTCAACAAGCTGCAGGAGCTCATGAGCGCAGGCCAGCAGGGACAGATGAACACCTACATCACGGTCAATGCTCTGCCCGGCATGAACGTGGAGCAGCTGGCTGATCTCGTTCAGCAGCGGTTCGTGCAGCTGCAGAAACAGGAGGCCAGAGTCTATGCGTAATTACTTTGTGTTTGACGGCGAAGACAGCCGGGACTATGACGTCTATATCAGCGGCAGCGAGACATTCGATTCGCCGACAAGATCGTTCGAGATGATCTCCATTCCGGGCAGGGATGGGGATCTCCTCGCGACCGGCTCCCGGCTCCAGAACACCTCGCTGACTTATCCGGCATTCACGTACCACCCGGAGAAGCTGGCGGCCTTCCGGTCCATGCTCATGTCAAGGACAGGCTATGTCCGTCTGACTGACTCCTATCATCCGGACGAGTACAGGCTGGCCGTCTATCGCGGATCCCTCGAGCCGGACATGATGGACAACCTCAAGGTCGGCGAGTTCGATATCACCTTTGAGGTCATGCCGCAGCGCTGGCTCCTGGAAGGCGAGAGCCCGCTGCTCCTGTGGGAGTACGATGGTCTGACTGACGAGAGCGATGTGGAGCTGACCGATGAGAACGATGTCGAGATCGAGGCGGCAACGACTCAGATCGCATCCGGCTCCCTGGTCAATCCGTCGCCAATGGCTGCCAGGCCGCTGATCATCTCGACCGGACCGGGCACTGTAACACTCGGAGATCAGGTCATCACGATCGATGTCGAGGCAGGCGTCACGGTCTACATCGACTGCGAGATGATGGATGCCTACACGATGAGCGGTGATCTGATGGTCAGCGCGAATCGGAATGTGGTCTTCAGCGGGAACGACTTCCCCACCTTGAAGGCCGGAGAAACCAACGTAACGTACACGACAGCAGGGCTCGAGATCGTGCCCAGATGGTGGAGGGTATAAGAATGGGAATCAGAGAAAGCGCTCTCAGCACTCTTTCGGCACTTACGAATAACGACTTCATCCGTATGGTATCCAGTGCCGGAGCCAGCCGGAAGGCAACGCTGCAGAGCATCGCGCAGCACATCATCGAGCAGTACGCAGGGAGCAGCCTGCTCGGAAAACAGCAGTCCGTCAAGAGCGCCCTTGATGAACTAAACAGCACCTTGACGGCCAAAGACATTACAAACAGCCTTTCTTCGTCCGTGGCTACAATCAATAGAGCCCTTGCTCAAAGAATTGGGAATGTGGTCGTAGTGCAGGTACGATTCACCCTCACATCCGCCGTCACACCTACAACCGACGTTATCAGCGGATTCGATAGAAGCATGGGCAATTACGTGGGTATAAACACATTTAGGCTGTACGACAACACTACGGGCGCGTTCATCAATGCACTGGTCACTCATCCAGATGGAGCGGGAACGGTAGAAGTGTTGCGAATTATGGACAACGTAGCAAACGGTCATTTAATCCGCGGGACTTTTGTCTACCTCGCGCAGTAAAATCACTATTTAGTCTACTATCGGCAAAAAAAGTCTAATTTAGTCTACTATCGGCAAAAAAGTCTAATTTAGTCTACTATCGGCAAAAAAGTCTAATTTAATTCATCAATTAAATAGTTCAAGTTTAGCCTAAAAAATAGCCCAACTTGGACTAAGCGGCACTAAAAACACAGCCCTGCAGGTCATCTTGTGGGGCTTTTTTCGAAGGAGGCCCGCGTGATCCCTATTCTTTATCCGTCCACCGAGACGGCCTTCAAGTCCAACGGCCTGGGCAGGCTCCGGGACTGCATCTCCTGCCACGTGGAAGAGGAGCGAAACGGCAAATACGAGTGCACCTTCATCTATCCGATCACCGGGAAGATGTATTCTCAGATCGAGATCGGCTGCTACATCGCCTGCACGCATGACGATAAGGGTGATGTGCAGGCTTTCCAGATCTATCGCAAGTCCGCGCCGATCAATGGGCAGGTCACCTTCAACGCCCACCACATCAGCTACCAGCTCTCCAACGTGATCGTGCGGCCCTTCACGGCAGCATCGATCTCGGAGGCGCTGGAGGGTATCGTGTCCAATGCCGTGACCAGCTGCGGCTTCACGTTCGTGACAGATAAGACCACCTTCGCGCCGTTCAATCTGGAGGTTCCCCGGTCTGCGCGCGCGATCCTTGGCGGCACAGAGGGATCGATTCTGGATGTTTTCGGGGGCGGCGAGTATACCTTCGATATGTTCGAGGTCAAGCTCCAGCAGCACCGGGGCCGGAATCGCGGCGTGACGATCCGCTACGGTAAAAACCTGAAGGACATCACGCAGGTGAATGACGGCGAGGAACTCCACAATGCTGTGGTGCCGTTCTGGTATGGCATACCCGCACAGCAGGAAGAGGTCATCCCGGAAGGCGAGGGCGATGAAGATGAAGAAGTCGTCGTGCCGGAAGTGACGACCGAGGAGCAGCCGGAGAACGTGCTGGTCATGTGCGACCCGCCGGTCGTTGCTGCGGAGGGCGTGACTGATCCCGTGCCGGTCATCCTCGACCTGTCCGGCGAATTTCAGGATCAGCCCACACCGGCGGAGCTGCGGACCGCTGCAGAGTCCTACCTCGCTACCCAGTCACCGTGGATCCCGACAGAGAACATCAAGGTCGACTTTATCGCGCTGTGGCAGACTTCCCAGTACGAGAACGTAAAGAACCTGCAGCGCCTGAGCCTCTGCGACAGCGTGAGCGTGATCTATCCGGCGCTGGGTGTCCAGGTCGACGACATCAAGATCATCAAAGTTGATTATGATGTGCTCCTGGAACGCTACAACACGATGGAGCTGGGCGAACCGCAGCAGAGCTATGCCGGAGTGATCACCGCAGAGCTCAACAAAGCCGTATCTTCCCAGATCAAACAGTCTGAGACCAGCATGCGGGGCTTCTTCGACACGGCGATCGAGACCGCTACAGATCTGATCACCGGCGGAGCAGGCGGCCATGTGGTGATCAGCAGGGATGCCAACGGAAAGCCGCAGGAGATCCTGATCATGGACACGGAGGACATCAACACCGCGACCAACATCCTGCGCATCAATCTGTACGGCATCGGCTTCAGTACGAATGGCGGCCAGACCTACTCCACCGCTTGGACGATCGATGGCCGCTTCGTGGCGGACTTCATCACGGCGGGCACTCTGAAGGCGATCACCATCCAGGGACCGACGCCGCTCACCTTCTGGAATCTCGGGACCGGGATCTTCCAGAACTACGGCGAGACGACAGTGACCGCGCAGGTCGAGACGGCTGAAGGAACCTATACTCCGGTCACCTATCAGATGAAGCATAAGACCCGGATCGGCGGCGGACAGCTGAAGCTTGACGGCACCTATACGAACGGGGACGACGAGAACCTTCTGGAGCTTGGCCTAGCTGCGGAGGGAATGAATTACGACTTCCTGCAAAATGTCCCGAGCACGCACAGCACGTCTTATCCATACGCAGCCATGAATCTTCGTGGCTCCAGGATGACCGGTGAGGCCGGCTTCGGAACTGCGGAAGAGCTGCGCGAAGCAGTCAAGTATAATGCCCGTGGAAGGTATGCCCCGGATTTTATTGTGCTGGGCGAAGCTGAAAAAATTACAGCAGAAGATGGTACGGCTGCGCATCCGGGGTATATGCCCGACCGTAACTTGCTCCGCATGACAGGCGGCTGGGTGATGCCGTGGGACGCTTTTGTGTTTGAGCAGTACTATCGATCCGGACAGGACGGTTCTGTCTCGTATCTGTATGACCCGGCCATCTATCGCCCGGCGTTGTGCTACACGCTGCAAGATGATATTGCATTCACGGAATTCTATGTGACTGGCAACCTGTCAAACAGCCGTACAGAGCTCCGTTTCTCGATACCTCTCCAGCGTCCGATCGGTGATCCCAAGGTCAAAGGTTGTGTTATCTCTGCAGATCTGATCAGCGTTTGGCAGTACAATTCTAAGCTTCAGACGAGAGTGGATCTGTCCACGGCTGATGTTAAATGGATGTACAATAACGACCCTTTCGACCATCAGTCGCAGTACGACGCGGCTGCCCTGCAGGTCACGCTGAAAAAGAACAGCGGCAACTGGGGCGGCACGAACGACCGGCCAGTGCTGATCTGGTTCGATCAGCTTTGGGCCTACTTCGTAGACTATGACAACCACTTAGGCGAATAAGGAGGGACCCATGAGCGAAGCGGTAACAATAGCCTTGATCTCGTCCATCATTCCGCTGATCGGCACGGTGCTGACCGTTCTGTTCTCCGCAGCCAAGACGGACGAGAAGATGCGCCTCCAGCTGGCGGTCTTCGAGACGAAGCTGGAAGAATTGACGCGGGAGGTGCGGGCGCATAATAACTTCGCGCAGCGTCTCCCCGTCGTCGAGGAACAGATCAAGAGCATCGACAAGCGCCTGAACGCGCTGGAGAATGACGGGAGGTAGAACAATGTCTGATTTTCTCACCGGTAATAGTTGGCAGATGCGGCTGGCCCGCACGATCCTGCAGGGGATCATCGGCGTGATCGTGGCGAACCTCGACCTGCTCTTGGGATATACAGCTATCCCGCATGAACTCCGCCCCGTGATCTCGGGCATCGTAATGGCTATTCTGTCGCCGGTTATGGCGATGTTGGGAGGTAAGAATGATCTTATGGACGCAGGAGCAGAGGAAGACGATCTCGGAGCATAAGCGTGACTTCGATGCCAACAACTATACAGCCTTTATGAGGAACGCCGGGGGATTCGACAAGTATGTCGGGTCCCTCGCCGGTTTTAAGAAGCCTGATAAGGTCCAGACGGTCTCACAGTACCGGCAGGGCGTGCAGTACGTGGCCGGCACCATGAGCATCTGGGGACCGGACTACAACAACGGCACCATCTACTACGAGTGGGGCGGCGAGGATCCTTTCCGAATATCCGGCAAGGGTAAATGCGTTGGCGGCACCCTGAAGCGGATCCTGGACGATCCGGAGGTGGTGACCACGAACTGCAATTATGGCGTGAACACCTTGCTCAAGGAGCTGGGCCTCTACAAGCGGGCTTCCGAAAACTTCCTCGTTTGGGCAACGACCTACGGCAGGCCGGTACTCCGGAAAGATCTCCTACTCCCGGGTGACATGGTGCACTTCTTCAAGAAGGCATTCGACCGCTCCGATCCGACCACATGGAAGAAAGAAGACTGGACCCATGTGGCGATCGTCTACGCGATCGAGGACGGCAAGGTCTGGCTGATGGACTTCGGCAGCCGATTCGTGAAGACCGGGGAGCCGCTCCACTACATGCCGATCAACGACAGCGCGATGGCCGGCGGCGAGTACGGGACACGGTACTGGACAGCGGTGCATGCTTTCGATCTGGAGGACGATATGAAGACGGTAGCGGACAAGGCCGTGGAGCTGCGGCGGGACATCGAAAGCTACCTTGCCGCGAAGAAAACTGAATACGGAAAGGAGGTCTACGCCATGACAGAGATCTACAGGATCAATAGGCCCGCGTATCTGAGAGCGGCTGCCGATTATGTCCTTAACGGTTATGCCGGATCAGGAGAGGCCCGGAAGGTGTTCTTCGGTTCGGATTACGAAGACGTCCAGGGGAAGGTCAACTGGGTCGTGAAGACCGCTCAGGAAGTGATCAGCGGACGGTACGGCTCCGGAGAGGTCCGCAAGGCTGCTCTCGGCGCTGACTACTATGTGGTACAGGCGCAGGTCAACAGGATCCTGGGGAGGTGACCATGGGCTATATCGTAGATCTGTCTGAACACAACACTGTGACGGACTGGCCGGCAGCCAAGAAGGAGCTGGAGAAGGTCATCCTGCGGATCGGATACCGTGGGAGTATCACGCACCATGAGATCCGGGAGGATGCAAAATTCCAGAAGCATCTGGCTGCTGTCAAGAAGATGCAGATCCCTTATGGCGTCTACTTCTTTCCGACCTCCGTGACTGATGAAGAGGCTGTCGAGGAAGCAGTCTGGATCCGCGACCATGTGAATGGCCTCGATCTCTGCATGCCGGTCTTCCTGGACTCTGAGAACGTAAAGAGCGACCGGACCGGAAGAGCCGATAAGCTGAGCAAATCGACGCGGACCCACCTGCTCCGCGTGATCAGCGACCGGCTCCTGTCCTACGGGATCCCCTGCGGCGTCTACAGCTACACGAACTGGCTGGCGAACAATGTGGACCTGTCCAAGCTGGACAAGCGCGTGATCCGGAATACCTGGGTCGCCCAGAATCCAAAGCTGACTTATGCCGGCACCTGCGCCATGTGGCAGTACGGTGCGAGGCGTTTCTGCTGGGCTACAGGTCCGATCGATGTCAACCGGATCCAGGACGGCTTCAGCATGGAAGCGGACAAGAAGGAGGAAAAGAAGATGGCTTATTACCGTTCAGTAATCGTAGACAAGGCAGCATCATATCTTGGCACGAAGGACTACAGCCCGAAGCACAAGGAGATCATCGCCGCGTACAACAGCCAGAAGAGCCTGCCGAGGGGCTACAAGATGACGGTCAACGATGCCTGGTGCGCGACATTCGTCTCCGCGATCGCGATCATGTGCGGGTACACGGCGATCATCCCCACGGAATGCTCCTGCGGCTACCTGGTCGAGAAGGCCAAGAAGATGGGCATCTGGCAGGAGCGTGATGATTATGTGCCGAAGCCGGGCGACATCCTGCTCTATGACTGGGACGACAACGGCTCCGGGGACGACACCGGCTGGCCAGATCATGTCGGGTACGTGGAGAAGGTAAGCGGCAACAGCTTTACCACGATCGAAGGAAACGCCGGCAACGGTGAAGTGAAGCGCATCTCGCTGAAGGTGAACCAGAAGAACATCCGGGGATTCATTACGCCGAAGTACACGGCAGCAGCTCCGGAGGCGAAAGCGAAGAAGGTGCAGCTGGCCATCAGTCTGCCGGAGATCCGTCTGGGAGACAAGGGCGAGCACGTGAAACTGTGGCAGCTCCTGATCGGGATCGATCAGACCGGCGTCTATGACACGCAGGCCCAGGCCGACACGAAGAAGTGGCAGAGCAAGAACGGTAAGGCGGTCGATGGCTGGATCGGAAAAGGATGCTGGACGAAGGCCTTCAAGATGAAGGGATGGATGTGAACAAAAGCCCATGAGGCTTTCATAGGTATTCCTTGAGGGGAAGACCGAATTTATTTGTAAGAAGAACCCCGGGAGGAG